TAGTTAACACTTCGTTATAAAATTCTTGTGAAGTATGATATTGAAAAAAGTCTATCCAACATTGTTTTGCTTCAACTCTTTTAGAACCAATAAAATCATTTGCAAGTCCTCTATATGTATGACCGTCAACGAGTTTAAAATTATCTTTTACTGTTTGCACAGGAAAGTTTTCATATAACATCTCGAAAGTTTTAAGTGGTAAACAATTTTCAATTACAATGTGAGGATAAGGTTCGTTAAAAAAGTGTTTTTCTTTTTTAAAATTTTGTAGTACAGAATAGGTATTCATTATGAACTAAAAAGATTTATTAATTCTTTTTTCCAATCATCACCGTATTCACAATCACGGTATCCATCGAACCACGGTCCACCTTCTGTGTAGTGCAATATTTTAGGAGTGCCATCATTTGGTTCTTTGTACCAACCAACTAACCAATTATATTCGAGTGGCAGTTCTCCAATCTCGTTGTCCTCTAACCAACTGAATCTGTGTAGGAATTTTGGTGACTCTTCGTTTAACAATTCTGGTGTTAGTATTTTATTTTTAGGATGTTCACAGTTCCACAATACCATGCTTGACCAATTTTTTCTTGGATATACTGTTTGTACCTGCCCGTCCATTTTTGTTGTTTCTTTGGGAGTATAATCGTGTTGCACTACAACAACTGCTTTACTATTGTCGCAGTATTTTACAAGTTCGTGACTTGGTATCTTCCAAAGGAAATCACAATCGCAGAACACTGCCCAACCTTTAAAGTCATTTAAGTAAGGTACAAAAAATCTTGTAAATGTAAATTCTGTTGAAGCAAGTTTGTCCACAGGTCTAGTGTATAGTCCTTGGTCTCTCATTTGTTTTTGTTTAAGTGGAATAACTTCTGCTGACGGATCTCTTCTTTTTATGCTGTGTTCACAAACTTGATATGCTATGTCTTCTCTGCTGTCGTGTCCTACGTATATTTTCATTTTCTTCCTGATAGAATTTCGTGTATCTCCTTCCAATTATTTACTCTGGTAATATCAGGATGTTCAAAGTCTTGATTGTATGGGTGGTCTATTAATATAGGCTTTAAACCGTAATTGAGCCCGGCTAGTGCGTTCTTTGGCTTGTCCTCGACCCAATATAGTCCGGTGTTGTGAAACTCCGCTAATGCCGAATCTTTGTCTGCACCAGTGTCTAGTATATGGTAATTTTTAAATATGTGATCACCAAACAATTCTCCTAGTCTTTTCTTACGCAACAGTTGTGCTGGTATATCTGATGTTTGTGACGTTATAGGTACAAACGTCCATCCTTCAGCGGCAAGTAATTTTACCCAAGTTTGAGAATTTGCCATAGGTTGTTGTGTTCCCATCCACGCACTCTTATTGAACTCTCTAATTTCTTTTCTAATTTCAGTTTTTGAAAGTCCAAAACGTTCTGCCATTTCGTATGTATTTTGCTTGTTATCTAATAGTGTGTAAGGATAAATTTTTTTACCAACGTATCCTTCGCCAACTTCGTTTTCGTAATAAGATCTTTGCAACATCCATTCTGTAAAATGATGTTCCCATTCTAGTAGAACTCCGTCTACATCTGTAAGGATAATTCTATTTGATATTGGCATCTTCCATACCTGCTACACGTAACTTAACAATGTTTGTTATTTGCCATTGTTTCTGATCGAGTCCTTTGGTGATGCCTAGCCATTGATTTCTTAAAAGTGCAAATTCGTTTATAATTTTTTCTAAATCTACAACATCAGAATCGCCATCAACATATTTGTCAGCATCTCTACTTGATAGTACTCTGTTGTAACTTTCTAAAAATTTTTTAAACGTTTTAGATCTTAATCTTCTTTTTTCTATATTAAGATATTCTAGTATTGCTTCGAGCTCTTGTAATTGATTAAATCTATGTTCAACTACTCCAGGCATAGCCGCAGATGCCTTTTCTAAATTACCCCAGATTGAACATTCTTTTTTTGCTTGTTTATACTCTTCCTCAAAATGTTTAATACATTGAGGGATCACTTCTATATTTTTGCTTACTTCAGTATACCAATTCGTCATCATCGTATGTATCTTCTTCCTCACCGTCAAAAACTGTACTAACTGCTTCCTCTAATTTAGGATCGTAGTCAGACGATGCTTTCAATTCTTTATCTTCAACACCAATATCTCTTAAGGTGCTAATGAAGTCTACTGCTCCGTCTGTTTTGTTTCTTTCTGGTATGTAATGAGAAAATGAATTCCAAATACGTTCGATATCTTCGTGAGTCATTTCAGCCATTTATTCTTCCTTAGGTTCTTCAACTGTTTTTTCAGTTGCTGTTGATAATTTATCAAAATCATTCATCAACATATCCAATTTGGATCCAACCCAGGCTTTTCTAAAGTCTAAATGCTCCTTTCCTTTCGAATCTACGTATTTTAGTCTATTTCCTTGTTGTGTTAGTATGCCTTTTTTCTCAAATAAGTCTACCAATCCACTGTATGGATCCATACCAGTATCATACGGTATTTTTACCTGCACAGATTCAAATGGCTTGGCATATCTTGTTTTCATCACTTTACAAGCGGCTCTGATTCCTCTTACCTCGGAAATTTTATTGCCTTTTTCGTCTTCTTTAAGTTTTAATTTCTTCATAGCAATCACGATAGAACTTGCATAAATGAATCCTTGCCCACCTGATATCTTGTCATCTGGATCAAACATATCCTGCGATGCGTATGTGTGATTTGTTGCTATCAGTCCCACGTTCCAACTACCAAACATATTAACACAGTTCCTTACAAGTGCTGTCAATGCCTTTGGTTTTCTACCCAAGTCACCTTTCATCTCACCTTTCTCAAACTGATCAACATCTGTTGGTGTCAATAACATACCCAAACTGTCTATGACAAATAATACTTTGGGTGCTTCTTCCTTGTTGTCTGCGTGTTGTTCTTTGTAGCCTTTCATAAACTCTGAAACAGTTTTTGCCACATCGTCTATCATTGATAAACTCAATTTCAATAGTTTGTCTTCTGATGTGTCTACGTTCAATGCTTTCAGCCATTGTTCGTCCAGTGCGTTCTCAGAATCGATCAGTATAACGAAGATACCTTGCTCCTGTGCGTTCTTGATAATATTGCCTGATGCAATATAACTTTTTCCTGCACCGGATTCACCAGCAAGTACAGATACCTTGCCCAGTGGTACTCCTTTGTTGAAATCTCCGGATATTAAATAATTTAACGCATAGTTTCCTGTGCTGATCCAATCTGTGGGATCGCTGAAACCTATGCCAAGTCCTTGGATAGACTTTGTGATACTTTTTCTAAATTTTGTTGCGTCAAAAGGTTTAACCATAACTTTACTTTCTATTTTAACAGCCAGAGCCCTAACAGTCAACCATTAAGGCTCTGGTAATTAAGGGGTTTATTTTGCTTGTCTTGATCTTATCAGTTTCAGTATATCTTCTGCCCTCTTGGCACTCTCACCGTTTCCATTTCCGTTAGTTGGATTTGTAGTTGGTGCAGGTGCAGGTTCAGAAACTTTAACTTCTGCATTAACAGGATCAGCAGTTTTTTCAACCGGTGCTGGCCTGTCTGCCTTTGGTATAGATATACTTGCCGCCATTCCAGAAGGTTTAAAATACTGACCATACTTCTCAAGATCATAAGCCTCACCATCAACAGATTTTTCAAATAATTCTTTGATTATTTTCACTTCTGCTTCTGTTGGCTCTTTAGGCCTGAAATCACCCAGGTTATGTAACCCGTGTGTGTCTATAGCCGCTCTTTCGTGTTCGTCGAGTGCTCTTTCTCTTCTTGACCATTTTGATGTTGAGTAGTCTGCATAGCCACCTTTTGTTGTTTTAGTAATTCTAAAATCAACACCTTTAACATAATCAGTTGGTAACTCTTCCATTTCTGGATCAAGTAACGCACTTCTAATGATATTAAAAATTTGAGGACCAATAATAAATCTTCTAATTGGATTCTCTGGTGTGCTATCCTCATTCAAAGGATTCTGTGTAACAAAACCTTGGAAAATATAACTTTTCTTTTTCCAATATTTTCTACCCATATCTTCCATTGATTTATCTTTGAACCAAGGTCTAACCTCTGTTAGTACTGGACAAGTTTTTCCGTACATCTCCATACAAGGAACTTGTACCGTGACTGGTCTGGAATCTGATTGCCCCTTTATACCTGCAAAAGGTAATTTAATCATATTCCTTTCAGTCCAGAAAAAAGTGTTTCCTTGATCCTTGTCTGGTAAGAATCTTATAACTGCTTCTTGTCCTTCTTGTATATTCCAATGTGGATAGATGGCGTTGTCTCCGCCTGTGTTGGAAGTGGAGCGATTCACTTCTTGAGATTTTAATTTCGCTCTTATTTCAGCCAATGTAGCCATAATGTAAGCCTCCTTGTGTGCCTATGTTTGTTTTTAATGTGCCTAAATGTATATTAGACATTACGTATAATATACTACTATATTTATCTGTTGTCTACTATTATTATTGGTAATTTTTAAATTTTTGACAAAGCTCTTTGTACAAGGCTTTTATATCGTGGTTAGTTGTGCTGTTAACAATATCTCGCATTTTACTCATTACTGCTGTTTCTTCGTCCCAATACTCTATAGGATCCCCACCGAATGTTTTTATGGAATCTGGATATATTCTTAACCTAATGTCAGGAAATGCTTTATCAAAAATCTTAAACGTTTCTAAAAAATTATTAGGAATATCATCGTCAAGATATATGTATAACTGTATTTCGTCTTTACTTTTGGTCAGTACAGTTTGTAAGTACTTTACCTTTCCTATTGTTTCGGTAGGTGTATTCTTATATAAGTTATGGATCACCGATACACGTCTCCTTGTTGCAGGAACATCTAAAAATTCTTTATCAAATCTCAACTTATCTGTTTGTCCACAACAATATAGAGTAGCCATTTGGTTTTTAATTTGTTTGAAAGCGGGAGTCCAGTCTTTGCTATAATCAATAGTATGAAGTTTCAGTAAGTGCATATGTGGCAAAGAAGAAATTACGTTTGCCAATTTTTCAACATCATCTTCTCTGTAATCTATGTAAAAAGGTTTAAAAGTTGATGTTCCATCTTCTTTTGTATTTGCTTTTATTTCATCTGTCCATTCAGAAAAAAAATTTAATCCTTCTGTTCTCTTTGCACTCCAATAATTATTTGTTTCCCTTGTGTAACAAAACTCACATCCTTGGACTTTTTCACCTTTAAGCATTTTTAAACGAGCTTCTTTTAATAGTTGAGAGTTAACCTTGTCATTTTCATTAATTGCTTTACTTTGATTGGCTCCGCACAGTTTTGTTTTGCCATTACGCAAAAAGGTCATACTCATCCATGGATATACACAAAACGTATTATTCATGTGCATATTTAACGGATTTGATTATGTGTTATGATAAATTTGCTAACGACTTTATTCTGTCTAGTTCTGTATTGATTTGCTCTGCTTCTTCTTGTGCTTCTGCTTGTTTTTCAATGGCATCACCACTCATCTCGCCTGATCTTAGTTTATCAAAGTTTTTTGATAGGAAGGCCATTGCCGCTTTTCCGTCATGTGTTTTGTAAACAGATTTTCCGTCTTTGTCAAGCACATCGTTAACTACTTTGCCATTGTCATCTCTGTACATAGACACGTATGGTTTGATGTCTTCGAATGTTACTTTTTCTCCAGCAAACATTTTTTGTTTCATACCCGGCAAACTCATTTGTTTGTCAGCGGGATCTTTGAACCCTTGCACCGCTTGTTTTAAACTTTGTTTTATTTCAGGTGTTAACGAATCAGTGTAAGTGTTTTTAGGTACAAGCATTTGCATCACGTATTTTTTAATTATAGGTCTGGCATCTGCTCTTTCGCCTTCTCTGTCATATAAACTTCCTAATTCATCATACAATGAATCATCACCAAATCCCATTGAACTTAAAGTTTGTGTGGCATTCATTGCATCTGTTCCAACATCAATTGGATGTTGCATCATTGCTTTTAGGTCTTCTATTTCGTCTTTGTCTGTGGGTAAACCCCAAGTTCCTTCTACAACTTTGTTTGCCCAAGTTTCGAACGTATCTTCTTTTGCTTTTCCTTGTCTATCTTTTTTTGGATTGTAGTCAGCAGGGTCGATTCTCACTTGGTCAGCATAAGATGGATCTTTCTGCATTTGTTTGTAATCGTCGATGTATCTTTTTGCCAATTGTATTGCAATTTTTTTATGCTTCATGTAGTCTGCATCTGGTTTAAAAAATGGTTGACCTTCTTGCTCTAAATTATCTGCAACTCTAGAAGC